TTAGACGATAACGCAGAATATCAAGCAAGAAACACTTATCAGAATGAGGGAATCAATCCTGTAGAAGATGATGCGAATTTAAAAGTTCAGTATGTCGAAGCATATATGAAGATTGATATGACAGGCGATGGCATAGCTGAACTTCGCAGATTGTGTTGTGTAGGTGATAACTTTGAAATTAAGAAGAATTTAAAATGTGAACAGATACCTTTCGTTTCTTTCTGTCCTGACCCAGAGCCACACACTTTCTTTGGACTTAGTATTGCAGACATAACTGAAGATATACAAAAAGTAAAATCAATGGTTATGCGTTCTATGTTAGATAGTCTTGCATTAAGTGTTCACCCAAGAGTTGCAGTTGTTGAAGGACAAGCAAACATAGAAGATGTTATGAATACAGAAGTTGGTGGTATTATTCGTCAACGAAATGCAGGTGCAGTTCAACCTTTTAATATGCCATTTGTTGGTAAAGATTGTTTCCCTATGTTGAGTTACTTAGATGAAGTAAAAGAAAACAGAACTGGAATTTCTAAAGCGTCAATGGGCTTAGACCCTGATGCGTTACAATCTGCTACAGCTTCAGCCGTTCAAGCAACTGTTCAAGGTGGGCAACAACATATAGAATTGATAGCGAGAATATTTGCTGAAACAGGAATGAAACCTTTGTTCAAAGGTATTTACGAATTACTTGCTAGACACCAAGATAAAGAACGCACAGTTCGATTGCGTAATGAGTGGATTCCTATTGACCCTAGAGTTTGGCAAACAGGAATGGATTGCGTAGTTAATGTAGGTCTAGGAAATGGAACTGCACAAGAGCGTATGCAATATCTAGGACAAATAGCATCAAAACAAGAACAGATATTACAAACATTAGGCGCTTCTAATCCTTTAGTTGAGATGACACAATATAGAAATACTATGGCAAAAATGGTTGAATTAGCTGGATTTAAAGACCCATCTATGTTCTTTAAAGAAGTTCCTGAAATGACACCTGAACAACGACAAGCTATGCAACAGAAAAAACCTGATATTTCAGAACAGTTAATTCAAGTGCAAATTAAAGAAATTGAAGCGAATATGCAGAAAGCTAACGCTAGATTACAGCTTGATAATGAAGAAATGAAGCGTAAAGATGATTTAGATAGAGATAAATTAGATGCTGAAATCATGCTAAAAGCCGCAGAAATTGAAGCAAAATATGGAACTCAAGTAGAAACTACTGTTATTCGAGCATTAGTTGAAAGAGATAGAGAACAAATGAAAGCACAATCAAAATTGGTTAGTGATATAGCAAGGGTTAGACAATGAGTGGTAATGACCATATAGACGATTTAATAATTTTCGGAAAAAATGCAAAACGCATTTTAGACGACACTACTTTTCAAGCAGTCATGCAAAGCGTGAGGGAAGATGTCCATACTTCATGGTCTGAAACTTCACCTCATGCGACTCAAGAGAGAGAACAATATTTTCATCTTTTGAAAGCAGTTGACTTGTTGGAAGAAAAATTATGGGCTGTTGCAGATAACGCCCATATTTTAAAACTTAAGGCAGAAAATATTACAAAAAACAAAAAAGGAGTTTAATATGAACCAAGCGACAAACCCAGTTGAGGAATCGCCTGAATTAAAATCTAGCGTTGAACAAGTTACTGATATTCTGACTCGCCCTGGCGATAAAGCAGAAGTAAGTAATCAAACAGAGTCAGAACAACCGCCTATTGAAGATGTTGAATCTGGCGAGGAATATATAGACGAACCTACTGAGGAAATTTCTGAAGAATATGAAGAAGTCCTAGAAGGTGAGGAAGATTCCGAACTGTATGCAGATGAACAAACCGACATTGATGAAGATGAAGGCTTGCAACAAGAACTAATTGAAGTGAAGATTGACGGAAAATTAGAGCAAGTATCTTTAGATGAATTAAGAAATGGATATTCAAGGCAACAGCATTTTACTAGACAAAGCCAAAAACTTGCTGAAGAAAAGAAGCAGTTTGAAGTTGAATCTAGACAAGTTCAAGAGGAGCGAAATCAATATGCTCAACTCTTAGGGAACTTAGAAAATCAAATAGTAGAGTTAGGTAAAGAACCTGAACCAGATTGGAACTTAATGTATGAACAAGACCCAATCGAAGCTAGTAAAAAACAACATGAATGGAACGCTTATAAACAGGAACAATCTGAAAAGTTAAATGCTGTTAAAGCCGAACAACAAAGAGTAGCAGAGCAGAATCATCAAGCAAATATGATGCAATATCAAACAATGCTTAGTGAAGAAGCACAAAGGCTACCTGAAGTTATTCCAGCATGGAAAGATGAAAAAATTGCTACAAAAGAAAAAGCTGAATTAAAAGATTTTCTTTTAAAGAAAGGCGTTACTGAAGAAGAAGTTTCTGCTTTAGTAAAAGCTAATCATGTTAGCGTTTTAAGAGATGCTATGCTTTACAATAAAGGTAAACGCAAAGTAGTTAAAAGAGCAAACAAAACTAACGGAACGAAAGTTCTGAAAAGTGGTAGCAAAAAATCCCCTAAGAAAACTGACGCATATAAGAAAACGACCTCAAGATTAAAAAAAGGTGGACAATGGCAAGATGCACAATCAGCCATTTCCATGTTGTTAAACGATTAATTTAAGAGGATATTACAATGGCAATTATTGCAAATACTTTTACTAGGTATTCAGCAGTTGGTATTCGCGAAGAATTAAGCAATATTATTTACAACATTTCTCCTGAAGAAACACCATTTATGTCAAACGGTGGCAGAGAAACAGTTAGAAACACTTTCTTTGAGTGGCAAACTGATTCCCTTGCGGCCGCTGGAACAAACTATCAAATTGATGGTGATGATATTGCTACTTTCCCAGCAACCAATCCGACTACTAGAATAGGAAATTATACAAACATTTCAAGAAAACTTGTTATCTTAGCTGATAACTTGGAAGTTATTAACGAGGCAGGTAGAACTTCTGAACTTGCTTATCAAATAACTAAACTTGGACAAGAGCTAAAAAGAGACCAAGAAACTACATTGATGGCAAATAGCGCCGCTGTAGGTGGAGCCGCAGGTACGGCTAGACAAACAGCAGGTCTTCCAGCATGGCTAAAAACAAACTCAGACAGAGGCACAGGCGGGACTGACCCGACAGTTTCTGGTGGGGTTGTTAATGCGGCCGCTGGTGATGCCACAGCTGGTAACAGAAGGGCGTTTACTCTTTCAATTCTTGATGCAGTCATAGAATCAGTTTGGACTCAAGGTGGAACACCAAAAATGCTTATGGTTGGACCACACAATAAGACAGTCGTTTCTGGATTCTCAGGTATCGCCGCTAACAGGTATGAAGTTAAAAAACCTGAAGCTGGTGTTATCATTGGAGCCGCTGATATTTATGTATCAGACTTTGGAGCAGTTAATATTGTTCCTAATAGATTCCAAAGAGAAAGAGATGCTTATGTCTTAGACCCTGAGTTCTACGCAACTTGTTTCTTACGACCACTAGAAGTTATTGATTTAGCTAAAACTGGTGACGCTGAGAAGCGAATGTTACTTGTAGAATACGGACTTAAAGTTAAAAATGAAGCCGCTCTTGGAGTGTGTGCTGATTTAACAGCTTCGTAAATCACATAGGAAAATGGGGTAGTTAGCGATTGCGACTACCCCTAAACTAAAAAAAATGAGTAGAAAAAGATTAATAAGTTTCGATAACGAAACAAAAATTTCAAATAACTTTACTTTTGAAGAAGATACTTCAGGTAAAGGAGACCATAAATTTGTTTTAAGTAGAGAACAAGATGTAACTGAAATACTTAAAGAAAACAGAGATTTATATAATGATAGCGATAAAAGAGACCCCTATGGTCATTGGAACAAAGTCGCTTCAATCCCTATGGTTTTGTATTATGATTTAAAAGAAAAGGGCATTTTAGATGACCCTAAAGCATTAAAAAAATGGCTTAATGACGCTGACAACAAAGCGTTTAGAACAAGAGAAGGAACTGTATAATGGCATTAGTTAATTATTCAGATTTAAAAACAAGCATAGCAGATTGGTTAAATAGGTCTGACTTAACAGCAACAATACCAGATTTTATTACTTTAGCTGAATCTGGCTTTAATAAAGAAATACGCAACAGAAAAATGATTAAAAGAGCAACAGCAACGATTGATTCTCAATATAGTGCTGTTCCAGCCGATTGGTTACAAACAGTTGATTTTGTTGTTGAGGCAAATCCTGTGGTAACTTTAGAATTTATTACAAATGAAAAACTTGATAAATTAAGAGAAACTTATACTTCAAGTGGCACACCAAAATTTTACACAATAGTAGGTCAAGAACTAGAGGTTTTACCTGTTCCTGATTCAGCAACGCTGACAGGAGAAATTACTTACTATAGTAAAATTCCTAACTTAACTGATGTAAGCCCAACTAATTGGTTAATGAATAGTAGTCCTGATATATATTTATATGGAAGTCTGCTACAATCAGCCCCATATCTAGTTGATGACTCTAGAATACCTGTATGGGCTAGTATGTATCAGAAGCTAGTTAAGGATTTAGAAATCGCAGACCAAAAGGCAAGAGTAGGCGATTCAACATTAAAAATGAAAGCAACCGCATTACAATAAGGAGATTAAAAAATGAGTTTTAGCGATTATTTAGAAAACAAAATTCTTGCCCACACTTTTTCAGGGACAACTTTTACACCCGCTGGAACATTATATTTGGCTCTATATACTGTAGCACCAAGTGATGACGGAACAGGTGGTACTGAAGTTTCAACTTCTGGAACAGGGTATGCAAGACAAACAGTTACTTTTACCACAACAGCAAGTCAATCTAGTAACACGGCAGCTGTAGAATATTCAACAGCAACAGCAAGTTACGGAACAGTCGTAGCGGTTGGTGTATTAGATGCTTCAACAAGTGGTAACTTATATGCAGTAGGAACTTTAGCTACACAAAAACCAATATCAACTGGTGATGTGTTTAGAGTTCCCGCTGGTGATTTAGATATTGATTTAACATAAGGAATTAAATGTCTGGAACTAGAGATTATGGACAAGGTGGATATTCTTCCAATGTGTATGGAGAGTGGGGTTACTCAGATGCTTCATGCACAATAACAGCTTCATCTAGCTTTACAAATAGAGCATGGAGAGGTTATGGTAAAGGTGGCTACAGTTCTAATCTTTATGGAGTTTGGGGATATACCGATAGTGGTCAAATATCTTCAACTTCATCATCAAGTTTAAGTTTATCTGCGGCTCACCCTGTAGATACTTATTCTTCTGGTGAATATGGTTATGGTAATTATTCCGCTGGAACAATTAGAGATGCAAGTGTTACAGTTAATGCTGTCGCAACTATCTCTTGTATTGGTGGATATGTAGCACAACCACAAATAACAGTTAATGCTGTAGCAACTGTTTCGTTATTAGGGCAAGTAATAAGTGGTGGTATAATACCCGCACAAGCTACTTCATCATTAAGTGTAAACGCAAATGTTACATTTAGTGGTAATCCATATCCTATTAACGGAGTTTCTACAGTTACGGCTGTATGTAATAGAATAGTGTTTATAGATGTTTCAAATATATCAGCCCAATCATCTACAAACTTTAGTGCAAGATTAAAATGGGTTGATGAACCAAACGCTTCTACAACATGGACTGAAGTCTATAAGGTAGCGGCATAACTTTTAAGGAGTAAATGCAAATGGCAGATACAACAACAACAAATCTGAATCTGACTAAGCCAGAAGTCGGTGCTTCTACGGACACATGGGGAACTAAATTAAATACTGATTTAGACTCTATTGATGCTCTTTTCGCCGCCGCTGGTTCAGGAACTTCAGTTGGACTGCAAGTCGGTTCAGGAAAAACTTTAAGTGTAGGTGGAACGCTAGTAGGTAGCGGAACTGTTACACTTGATTCTGCGGCCATATCAGCCGCTAGTGCAACGATTTCTGATTTAGGCACAGTAACTACTGTTGACCTGAACGGAGGGACGATTGACGGGGTAACTATTGGTGGAACTACAGCAGGGGCTATCACAGCCACAGATTTAACAAGCACAGGAACAATTAACTTTACTGGTGCTACTATATCAAATGCTGGAACAATAACGACTGTGGATATAAACGGCGGGAGTATTGACGGGACAACAATAGGTGGTTCTGTAGCTGGTGCAGTTACAGCCACAACTATAAAAGCAACTTCACTTAGAGAAACAAGTAACAATGTTACGCAATCAACAGGAACATTAACTTTAGATTGCTCTACAGGAAATGCTTTTTCTTTCACACCTTCGCAAAATATAACAACACTAACAATTACAAATGTTCCAGCTTCAGGAGATGCTTACAGCATGGTTCTTAAAATAGGTGGTTCAGCATATACTATTGCATGGGGTGCCGCTGTTAAGTGGGCCGGTGGTCAAGCACCAGCTTTATCAAGTTCTAACCATGATGTAATTGTTTTAATGACAGTTGACGGCGGAACTACTTGGTATGGATTTATTTCTGCTCAAGATATGTCATAATTAGGAGATAAAAAATGAGTTTAGGTAACAACATGATTTTGGCTTCAGGCGCAGTTATTGAACCTGAAAATGTAAGTGTTCCAGTAGTTACAGGAACAGTCGAAACTGGTCAAACATTAACTGGAACTGACGGTGCTTGGAATACATCTGGAGATTTTACTAGACAATGGCAAAGAGGTTCAGACACTACTTCTTGGTCAAACATAAGTGGAGCAACAAACTCTACTTATGTATTAACTTCAAATGATGCTGGTTATAAATTTAGATTTGCTGTTACCTTAACAAATGATGCTGGAACAGCCACAGCAAATAGTGTTCAAACAAATACACAAGCTGGTCAATGGTATTCTACTGGCACAGGCGGTAACACAACTTGGACAGCAGGCCCAGGTGTTGACACGGTTTCAATATTTGGAATTGGTCAAGGTGGTCAAGGTTCTTCATACTGTAATCAGGTAACTTCAGGTGTAGGTGGTGGTGGTGGAGCCGCTGGTTACTCTAATAGTGTAAGTGTTACTCCAGGACAAACTTATTATGTTAATTTCCAAAGTTATCAACAAAGCAGTCAATATGGTTGGTCTTTTTATGGATATGTAAATGGTATAACATCATCTTCGGCTGGTCAAAATTCCCCTGAATCATCTTATTTATTTTATATGAATAGTGCTGATAATGGAAGCCCAACTGCTGGTTCTACATCTAAATCAAAAGCAGATACTAAAAATAATGGTGGTAATGGTTCACCAAACAATTCTTCTGCTGGTGGTGGTGCTGGTGGATATTCTGGAGTGGGTGGCGCTGGTGGTAGTGGTAACCAAACTTCAGGTAGTTCTGGTTCTGGTGGAGGCGGTGGCGGTGGTTGTGGTATGGCCGCTTACGCAAATGGCGGTGGCGGTGGCGGCCCTGGTGGCGGTGGCGTTGGTATTAACGGAGAAGGC